TCAAACGGCAGACGTAAAGGGCCCCGTTGCCCCTCCGGTGGGGGATGCGTGGGGGATGGCGAAGGGCGCAGAAATCTGCGGTTTTTGCCCGTTGCCTCCCTCAAAATTCCCCACCCTTATCAACGCTTCCTCCAGATTTTGCGGCTTCACATGCGCATAACGCATGGTCGTTTCGATCCTCTTGTGGCCCATCCACTCCTTTATGACAAATATATTTATGCCCGCGTCCACCATACGGGTGGCCCGAGTGTGGCGCGTGACGTGGAAAACGAACTCGTTATCATGCTCCAGCCCCATTCGCTTCTTGGCCCGCTCCCACCACGAACGCAGATTGCGCCGAGTCGGCATCGTTCCTGTGGCCACCAAGTCGGTAAGCATTTCGGTCGTGGCGGGGCTCATAGGAACGGTGCGGGGCGTGTCGGTCTTCGTCTCCCATAGGTGAAGGCGGTTGCCGTTTATCTGCCCCTTCTCAACCGTGAGTATCTCATCCCGGCGACACCCGGTTTCGATCGCGACCTTAACGACCTTCCAGACATTGTCCGGGAGATACTCGGAGAGCTGATCTTCTTCCGCCTCTGTGATCCAGCGGATTCGACCGACAGCCTCCTTACGCCACCCAAAGTCTATCACGTCCTTGATGGCGATCGACCGATACCCCCTGCCCTTTGCCCACACGAGAAACGAACGGAGGTGAGAGATATATCGGTTGATGGTCCCGTCAGCGAGCTTGCGGCGCTTGAGGTGCGTTATGACCTTATCGACCTCAAGCGTCCCCACGTCGTCTAGAAGGGTGTTCTTGCCCAGGATGCGGGACACTGTTTCGATGTGGGCCCAGCAGTCCTTCTCGCTGCTGAGGCCGTCCCACAGCTTCCCTTGGGCCTTGGGGACCACCGTAGCGAACGTGTGGACGTCTGGGGCACCGATGATCGGCTTAGAGGCGTCAACGTCCTCTCCGCGTTCCCAAGCGGCGAGAATGGCACCTTCGTCCTCCTCCGCCTGCTTAAAAGTGTCCCAGCGCTTGCGATACCGCTTTCCGCCTTTTTGGAGCTCAACTCGAAAACGGCCGGTGAGCTTCCCGCTCTTTTTGTCGGGATATATTGCCATGAGTTACTCCATGATATCGATCAGTTGCTTGAGGAAGAGGCGACCACGCGGCGTCACCAAGTAGAAGATGCTGCGGAGGTCCTCCGGGTCCTCGCGACGCTCGATGAGCCCGTATCCCGGCGTCTTGTCCCGTAGCTTCGCGCCCAGGTCCGAAAGATGCCTGGAGGCAGTCGTCGGACTAGCGCCGATCAGGTCAGCAATCTGCTTGACTGAGCTGCCCTCGTTCCGCGCCACAACGAGGAATGTCTGCAATATTTGGGCAGGAATGGACTCCTTCAACTGCGACCGTGCGAGCGTCAGAGCCCGTTCAAGCTTCAGTATTCCCGCGAAATCTGCGTCATTCTTGTTCGCCATGCTTTTCCCTTTCATGGTTTCTAACTCCGTATGCAGAATGTCTACAATCGGTATTAGTTCCATATCAGGCAGAACGGAGAAGTCAAACAGCGTAGCGAAAAAAGCCCCCACACCTTCGGGAGGCATAGGGGCTTTGGGGCTCAGAAGAGCGAGAGGAGCTTGTCGCCGAAAAGCGACGCAACGGTAGCGAGACCACCGCCAAGGCCCGCAAGCATGGCCATCCGGGTCTTATTGCGGACTGCGTCATTCTCCAGGGCGACGATTCGCGCCTCGTGGTTGTCCTGTCGGACCTCGACGGCTTCGACCTTTTCGGACGAGGCGTCCATCTTGGTCTCAATGCGGACGAGTCGCTCCCTCATTTCGATCATGAGGGTTACTGGGGTGATGTCAGGGACGTTCATTCATTCGGATCGATGGAGGATTGGAGGGTCGGCGAAAAGCGCCGCCGTTTCCGGGAAGGATCGGGGGCCGGAGGGTCCGAGGCACGGTAAAGGACCTCAAGCGTCACAGTGGACGCAATGGCCCTAGGGTCCGTACCGGCCGATAGGACCTCCAGGGAGACCGCTGGGGCTCGATATTCGTTGGCCACTAGGCGGCGACCTCAAGTTCCCAAGAGGCCCCTGCAAGGCCCGCAACGGTCCAGGGGAGCCCCGTGGACGGATCGACCTCCGAGGTGACGTCGAGGCGCGTCATGGCCGTGGGGATGCTGTACGCTGCGGAAGCGACAGAGGACCCAGACGACTTCAGGCGGGCGATGACGGAGCGGTCTGCGGTGTCGGACTTCGAGACCCAAGCGCGGGCGCTAACGGCCGAAATGCCCTTGAGGCCCACAGGGTCCTGGAAGCCCAGTTCGGCCTTATTGCCCACGGCGCTGCCTGCGATGTAGTCGCCGGTGTTGATGGGCGTCTCGTCCACACAGGCCGCCAAGGACGTTCCAGTGGAAGGGACGAACCCTGAGGTGCTCACGTCGGCATTGGGGAAATAGACGCCCACGCGGCGATGCTCGCTGACATTGGGGTCCGAGTCGAACCAAATGTTCCCGATGTGCGGGAAGTAGTTGGTCAGGTCGGTGCCGCAGTAGAAGCCGTCGATCGCAGAGACGCTCCCGAGCTGGGTGTTCGTGTCCCAGATATTCAAGACGATCTTGTTGTCCAAGATTACCTTGAGGCGCCCTGCCCCGCTGTTGGAAATCACGTACTGCACGGTCAGGAAGTAGTGAAGGCCGGGGGTGATGGGGCCGAACTCTCCCAGCTTGGTCCCTGAGGGGGCGCTACGGATACCGGCCTGAAGGCGAACTTCGATCATGCCGTTGTTGCGCAGACAGAAGACCAGGGCCCCTTGGGTGCCCCAGTTGCGAGCCGCGCCGTTGCGGTAGGAGAGAGCGAAGGTCGGCTGACCCGCAGCTCCGGCGAACCCTTCGATCATGAAGTTGAACCCGAAGCTCATTGCGCTGATCGGAGCGAACTCGCGGACCATCGCTGTGTAGCTGAAGGAGGTTGCGGGATACAGGCGGGCCATCCGGCCATAGGCGGTGTCCACGAAGGTAACTTCGCCGCTATAGGCCGTCTCAATGGACCAAATGGTCGCCAAGGCAGTAGAGGCCCGGTTGCCCGGATAGTTCGACAGTCCGTCATACCAAAGGACGCTCATATCAGGCGCCCGCCAAGGTAACGACGAGGTTCGACACGAAGTTGTCCGCCGTGGCCGGTGCAACGATCGCGAGGACCTGTCCGGTAGCTACGGAGACCGAAAGGCCCCCAACGGACGCAAAGGTCGCTACGCCTGCCGTGCTGAAGGTGATCGTTCCAACCTCAACGCCCGTGCGGCGGATCGACAGGACATAGGGCGCCGAAGGGAAACCCTCCGCGTATCCCTGAGAGCCCGCAAAGTTCGCCGGGAACGTGATGTCCCTATCAGCGATAGCGAGGGCCAGCGTCTCGGAGGCCGTAGGCGCATAGGTGGCGAACATCGGGAGCTTAAAGAGCGTGGCGCCCTGAAGGCCCTGCGGCCCCTGCTCTCCCTGAGCGCCGGTGTCGCCCTTGTCGCCCTTGAGGCCACGAGGTCCCGTATTGCCCTGCTCGCCCTTAGCGCCGGGGAGCCCTGGAGCGCCGGTAGGGCCTGCGGGTCCTTGGGCTCCGGTAGCGCCGGTGTCGCCTTTAGGACCACGGAGGGACGCTACGCCACCCGTGTAGAATGAAGTTTGTGTGAAATCTGCCATGTCAGTAATCGCCTAGGCCCGTGGGGGCCGGAATGGTGACGCGCCCTCCCCACTTCTCGTTGAAGTCTTGGTCCTGGAGAGCCGACACATATTGAGCGGCGCGAGCTTGGTAGCGCTGCGCGTGCTGATCTTCCATTTGGAAGAAGTCTGCCGCCAAGGTCGCGGCCGTATAGATGACCGCATTGGGAGCGGCGCGGGTCCAGAGGTTGGAGTCTTGGTCGTTCGCCAAGCGCTCCGACTGGGCGTAATAATGAAGGTGGACTTGCGTCCCCTCAGGCGGCGCGGGCTTCAAGAGCCAGCGGTCGGCCACCCGGACGAAATGGGTCGGACCCTTGCCACTGGCGCGGAGCTTCAGGAACGACGAAATGTCCGCTTGATCCAGCTCGCAATCGTCCGTGAAGATGTTGATGGTTTCGAGGTAATTCCCCGGAACTGGGATCGCATTTACGGAGCCGTCCCAGTCAGCGACCGTGATTAGCTGCTCCATGGGCCCCACGCGCAATTCGCGCTCAATGTCCGTCAGGGCGTCCGTAATGAACGTCCCGGCTAATTGGTCCGTCAGGTCCTTCCGGTTGATGAGGGCACGCAGGCGAGCCTTCTGGTCGCCAAAATTCATTGGTTATCCGTAAGTCTTGGAGGTGGTGAGAAAAGCCGTCAGGTCCTCCCGGATGAGCCGGTTGATGATGTCCTGCGGAGTGATGTTCGGGTCCCAGATGTTGAAGCCCTGGCGATACCAGTGGTCCACAACGGCGGCTGGGATAGAGGCGATCTTGACGTCATCTGGCGCAAACTTGCGGTCCTGATGGTCGCGTTCGGCACGGAGCTGGTCCAAGAATTCTGAAGGGATTTCCTGGATGGCCTCAACGTGCGCGGAGGTGACTTTCATGTGCCTATCGACCTCCATGTGGAGGCGATCGGTACTGTCGATAACTTGGGGGGTATTCATGCGTCGTCGTGGTGGGGAACAAAAACCCCCAGCTCCGGGAAGGAGCCGGGGGCATTTAGTGGGCGCTAGGCGCCGCTCAGGTCTTATGCTTCGGCGAGGTCTTCGATCAGGACAGCACCCTTGAAGTTGTCGTGCTTCAGGCCGTATTCGCCCGCCAGCATGATCTTGGTGTTGTCACCGGTCTTCGCCAGCGTCTCGCGGAACCAAGTGCGACCCTTCAGGGCCGTCTTGCGCCACATGCTCGGATCGTACAGGAGCGCGAAGCTCTTCTTGATTTCGCGGTTGATCGTCACACGCAGGGTTCCCAGCGCCGTGGTGTAGATGTCCACCTTCACGACGATCTTCGACGGGTTGATGCCGACGTCACGGACGCGATCAGCGGTGCCCGCGAATTCCGACACGGCTTCCGCGTCAGTCGGCTTCACCATGAAGGTCTCCGCGCCGTCGCTGCCCGAGTCGAAAGCGAGACGAATGGCCGAACGCACCAGGTCTTCGCTGATGGCTACGCCAGCCGCATCGATCTTGTTGTCAGCATGGATGAGCTGCGAGGCCGAAGCGAACCGGCGTGCGGTCGTGTCGGTGCCCAGGACCATCGCCTGATCGACGCCGACGCAAGCGCGTTCGTGGTCGAGCTTGAGGCTCTTGCCCTTCTTGACGAGCTGGCGGGCCAGTTCGTTGGCGCGGCCGTAGTGGTCGGTAGCTTCCAGCGAGCCGGACAGCTTGATCGTGCGCGACATGATCTGCGTGGTGTTCTGGCGCATCGCCGTGGTGGTGCAGTCCTCTTCCGTCGCGTCGAAGCCTTCGACCTGGGCGTTGTCCTTGCCGCCTTCCAGTTCGTCTTCCTGCCACTGGTAGACCTTCTGCTTGACAGTCTCCTGGCCGATCGACGTGGTGAAGGGCGTCTTATGGGGCGTCAGGACGCTGATGACGTCGCTCACGTCTTCCTTCGCGCCGACGCTGGCATAGGTCTTGAAAGTTGCCATTTGGGTATTCGTTCTTCTGAAAAAGTAGGGGTATTGGTTGTTTGGTGGGGGCGAACGCTAAGGCGCGTTACACACCCCAACGGCCCACAAGGGCCGCGATGGCGTCGTCGTCCGACACGGCGCCTGTGGCTGCTTTCTTGGCGAAAGCACGTTGGGACTTTGCGGGCGATGGAGCGAGGGGCTCCCGGCCGGAACCCTTGCGGACAGCTTTAGGCGCCGACTTGACCTTCTGAGCCGTAGCGGTCGCCGCCTTGGTGTGCAGCAGGGCATCTTGGATGATACGGAGGACCACAGGGCTGGTGATGCCCGCGACTTCGCTTTCAGGGAGGCCACGAGACACCGCGAACTTGCGGACCTCGTCGTCCAGCGCATCGGTCCACTCGGCACCCAGTTCCGTCCGTGCTGCTTTTGCAGCTTCCGTCCGGGCCGTGTCGCGCTTGGTGGACATGGTGGATTCAAAGTCCTTAGCGGCGCCGATGACCTTCTGATAGCGTGAGGTCAGCCGGTTGTAGGTCTCGCGATGCCACTCGAATTCCTCCGGGTCCATGCGGCGGCTTTCCAGCAGCCAGTCGGTTCCCTTGTAGGGCTCTAGGTCCTCCAAGATGCTTTCGATCGCACCTTGCAGGGCCGCAGCGGCGCGACCGCCCACCAAGTCTGCTTCCTGACTCTTACGGGTCAGGGATGCTTCCTGCCCCGCAAGCCGCTTCAGGTTGCCTACGGTAAATTCCGTCTCCTGGCCGTCCACAGTCACGGTGACGACAGTATCGTCCGTTACAGCGGCCGGAGTTGCATCCTTAGAGGGCTCATCGTCCTCAGCGGTCTCTTCGGTTTCTTCTTCGTCGTCGGGGCTTTCATCCGCCTCTTCGTCGTCCGCGTTGCGAGCCGCATCGTCCTCTTCGTCTTCGGGCCCGTCGTCGTCGTCGGCGTCATCTGCCTGCGGCTCCCCTTTGCCCTGGAGAGAGGCGGTAAGTGCGGCAACAGCGTCGAAATCGCTCATGCCTGTATCAGCATTGTCGTCCGTCTGGATGGACAAGGTCTTTGGTTCTTTCAGTAGTCCACATCGTCGTCGGGCTCTGCCTGGACGTCTTCTGCGGTGGTGGGTCTTGTGGCATTTTCGAGCGTCGATTGGCCAAGGGCTGCGATTGTCGCCAGCTCCTCAGTGACGGCCGAAAGGCCACGAGAAAGGTTGTAAAGGTGCTCTCTGACCTGTCGCGCTTCGGGGGCGCTGGTCAAAATCTGCTCGGCGCATTGGGCGCGGACGCGCTCGATCGCCGTTAGGAATATGGGGCTGTCGAGGAGGGTAGCGGCTGCTTCCCCCTCCTCCACGGCTTTCTCTTCCTGGTCGGTCAGGACAAGGTCTTCCAAGGTTTTCCTTAGCTGTTTGGCGAGGCGATGGCGGTAAACTTGGTGTTGTCTTCTGGCGCCTTCATCTGTGCGTCGATAGCAAGCTCCAGCTCAGCCAAGCCGATATCGATCCGGTTCGCGGTCTCCGCGTCCTTGCGGTCGGCATCTTGCTTCTTGAGGACCATATCGTGCTGTCCGGTGATACGCTTCCATTCAGCGTCAGCGTCCTTGCGTGCCTGCTCGGCGGAAACTTGCTGCTCACGAAGAGCCATCTGCCGCTCAGCTACCTCTGTGTCCTTCTGGAGCTTTGCCAGTTCGGCTTGCTGCATCGGATCGGGCTGCTCGGGGCCGAGGCTGCTCGGGTCTACAAGATAGTCGGAGACGTTCTTGATGCCCTTGATCGTCAGGGCGTCCCGCCACAGGTTGAACGCCTGCTGCTCGCCATACATGCGCTTCAGCTTCGGGTTCGCTGACAGGGCCTTGTCGAGGTCGGCAAGTTCCGCAACGCGCTGATCGCGCTCCCCGTACCCGAGCGTCATGTCCACGGACACATCGCGGCGGGCTCGCCACTTGGCGGGAGAGACGGGCGTAAAGGTGCCCGCCACTTCGATCATGCGCTCTTGGGTCTCATGCTCGATAGCGAGCTGGTAGACCTTCAAGTACAGTTGCGAAACGAACTGGATCGCGAAGTTTCGGGCAATGACCTTCGTTCGCGTTTGGCTGTTGCTGGTGAGCTGCTCGACCAATCCCTGGCTGTTCTGGTGGCTCAGCGCCTTCTTGTCGAGGCCTTGGGACAGGCGCGAAATGCCCGTTGTGTCCTCTCGGTCCCCGTCAACCATTGTGATCGTTTGGAGGACCAAGGGATTGATCTGCCCCATGGGTAGCGGGGCAATGCTGTCCACGACCGAACGGACGTTGACGACGCCTCCGCGCCTATTGTCGAGAAGCTCCCTGGGGTTCGCTACGCCGCCACGGGCAACTTGCCATCGGGGCTGAGTGGCCTCGACGGCCTGCTCGATGATCGCACGGGTAAGGACCGTCTTGGTGTTCGCGTGCGGAATAGTCCGCTTGGCGAAATTGTTGCCGAAGAAGGTGTGGGGGATCGGCTGCGGGATATAGGCAAGGAACGGATGCGACGAGACCTTCTGCTTGGCCAAAAGTGTCGAACCGCAATGCACCACTTTCCAAAGCTGTTGCCGCCCTGCCCCTTCCGCATCGATGCGAATGTAGCTCTCATGGACTGTCACCAATCGGCCCGCTTCGTCCACGGCGTCATCGTCGTTGAAACCTACGGAGGTTTCCTGCTCGCGCTCCAGACGCTCAGCTTCAAAGGCGAAGTCGTCGTCCCCGCCAGTGATGGAGTAGACGGTATCCTCATCGTACCCGTCGTCCACAAGGTCGCCCAATGTGCAACGGTAGCGGTGGGCAAGATACGGGGCCTTGTCCAGCGATCGGGTCCGTCCAGTGATGACGAACTCTTCGGGCGGAAGGGGCTCTATGACGACTTGGGATACATCCGAGACGACTTCGTATCGGCCGGAAAAGCGTGGAAGCCCGTCCGGCCCTTCAGTGACCTTCGGCCGCTCCAGGAGCTTTACGCTCTCCTGATGCAATAGCCGGATCAGGCCCTCTTGCGTCTGATCCTCGAAGAGATATTCCTGAACCTCTTCCCGCTTGTCCCAGTAGACCTTGGCGATGCCGACGCGGTTCGTCAGTGCATCATGGACGACGTCCTGAAAAACACTGAGGCCGGAATTTTGGCGGTGGATCGCAACTTCACAGTAGGCAGTCGCCTGCTTCGAGAGCGGAATGTCCTCCACGCCCTGGGGTGCGAATTGGACGATATGGCTTCCCGCGCCGAAGGTCTCCACGATTTCAGCCTTCATCGTCTCGACCGAAAGGTAGACGTCTTGGCTTTGGAACTTGGAGCCGCCTTCGCGGGTCTGCGCGGGCTTCACGCCCAGATAGTAGTCCTGGACTTCCCGCCGCTCGGCGGCGAGCGTACTGTCAACGAGGCGGGAGCCTAGGTCCGCTTTGGACCAGCACGCCTGGACGAGCTCATCGTCCGTGAGGACGCGGCGTTCTGATGTCATGCTTGCATTTCAAAATAGAAGTCGTCGGAATTTTCGACGGGGGCCCAAGAGCCCTCATGGATGTGATTGGCGATGGCCAAGGCGAAGACGCAGTCGTCATGACAGCCTACCTCGTGCTCCATCTTCCCTGACTTGGGATCGGCCACGAAGGTCATCATTTCGTCTATCGTCGTGGCGTCGTTCAGGAGGAGCGTTTCGTCCCTTACGGCCTGTCGAAGCTCGTCAATGATGAGCGGTCTGGTCTTCACGTCGGTATAGAAGCCCAGCTCCTCTTTCAGCTCGTCGTTCTGCTTGTCGTAGACTTCGCGAGTGTAGAGGTTGGGATAGGTCCGCAGCTCCCCGCCTACCATCAGCCCCTTGAAGAGCATGGTGTTTGGCAGAATGCCGTGGTTGTTGAACTCGACGGCCAGACGGCCCCAATTGAACAGCTTGCCCAAGTGGTAGAGGATGTGTGCGAAGTAGTCCGGCTCCACCCTCCCGCGCCACAGCGCCACTTGGCGCTTGAAGCGGTCGAGGACCTGAACAACGGAATAGTCGCCATCGGCGGTCCCCTTCGACACGTCGGCACCCAAGGTGTAATCCATGAGCGGGTCGATTTCGGCGTAGAGGAATAGGCGGCCACGCGGGTCCACCTCAAACTCCTCGTCCAGCGGCATGTATTCCATGCGGTGCTTGATGTCCGGGAGTGCCTCATTGCGGGCGTTTAGCTTGGCGAGGTGGAAGACCGGGGCGCCGGAGGTCAGGAAGGCGTCTTTAGGGAACGTCGGGTACTCTTGGTTCCATAGGTCCACGCCATCCAAAGCGATCTTTCGGCGCCGGAACATAAGCTGAGCGTCGTCCAACTCCTCGTCGTATTCGTCGCGAACGACAGCGACATATTCTTCCTCGTCGGCCGTCCTCTCGAAATCGAGCGGGACGTCAGCGCGGTACTTGTCGTCCACGAACCAGGGGAGGAAGCAGGCTAGATAGCCGGAGCTGCCATCCGCAGCGGCCTTCCATGCCTCGTAAAAGGGGCCGGACATGCCACGGGCGGTGCTTTCGATGGCCACGAAGGTATTCGGCACTTCAGGAACAGCCTGGAGAAGGCCGTTCATGATTTCTTTGGCCTTGCCTTTTGGCCACAGGCCTACCTCAGAAAGGTGGGCGACCTGGAGGGTTTCACCACGGCCAACCGTGTCGGCGCCAGCGGTGGAAATCATGTAGCCGCTGTCGAGCTTGTCGAATTTCAGCTCTTTGGCGTTCGCCCGCTCCGTGTGTGGCCTGAGGAACGCGGGCACCTCCGCATGGAAGCGCTTCGTCATGTCGAACAGCGCGGAGGTGGCCTCCGCCTTATGGGTCACAACGATGCCCTTGGTTGCCCTGTGCTGGCTAATCCACCAGTACATGAAGCCGCCCCAGACGGTCGAAAGGCCGAGCTGGCGAGCCTTCAAGATAACCACACGAATGCGGCCGGTCTCTTGCCACTGGCGAAGGACCATATCCAGGAAGCGGCGCTGGGCCCGGTTTAGCACGAACGGCACGATTTCTGCCGTCTTTGTCCTGATTTTCAGCGCCTTACGGGCGTAGAATTCAAAGTCGTCTAGGAGGCGCTTGCGGGTCGCTTTACGGCGTGCCTCCGCGTCCTCCCGTGTGGAAGGCGCTTTGGCCATCGGGTAGTCTCTTAGTCCTCCGCCATTTCATCCAGGATGTCTTCGGCGGAACGAACGGTGTGTTCGATCTTGGTGGTGGGTTTCGCCTTCGTGAAGTCGAGCACGAGGCGGGCAGCGGCGATCTTCTCTTTGGGAGTGATCGGGCTGCGCAGGACGGTCATGGCCTCTTTTAGGGCCTCCACCGCCATGGGGTCGTCAGGGAGCTGGCCGGTGTCCGCCATCTTCTTCATGATCCTTGCGATTATGGGTTGCTGCGCGGCCTTCGCCGCTTCAAATTCTCGGGTGGACATGCCTCTCGGGATGCCCTTCCGGTTCTGCGATTTGTTGGCGCGAATTTTTGCCGAGTAAGCGGAGCGCTCCTCAGGGCTCATGTCGAGCCAGATGCTTCGCGGAGGTTTCGAGTTACTGGACCTCTTCCGCTTGGAGGGCGGAGGCGTAGCGACTGCTTCAGCCACGAAGGACTCCAAGGACGGAATGTTCTTAGAGCCCTTGGGGCGACCGCGAGGCCGCCCGGTGGGTTTCGTTGGCATATCAGTTTTCGTATTCCGGGTCCGGCTCGACAATGAGGTTGCCGTTGCGGACGGTAGAGTGCGCTACGCCCTTGGGATTGGCGGCGAAGTATTCAGCCATGGCGGCGTCATGGACATCGTCCGGCACATCGCTGAGCGTGGCCCAAGAGCCTTCGCGAACAACAGGTTGGATGCGCTGTCCCGCCGCTTTGGCTGCTACGATACCGCTACGGTGCAGGAGGTCTCCGAAAGCACGGTCCTTCTCCGCCGTGGCAGCGATCTGCTGCATCAGCTCTTCGATGTTGCGCGGGTCACTTTCGGTGACGATCTGCGACACCCGGTCCTTGACGGCGTTGCGGTACTGACCGTTTGCCCGAGAAGCTAGGAAGTCCACAGCGCTGGAAAGCATCCCACGCGGACTAAGCGCACTTAGGGACTTGCCGCCCAGTTGGGCATCCAGGTCCGCATCGAGCGCCTGACGGCTCGCGGTGCGTGAGTTTCCATTGACCTCCCGGAACAGAAGGTTCCCCTGCTGCTCGGCTTCGAGGCGTGTCAACAGGTCCCTGACGGAGCCGTTGTTGCCCATCATGGACCCAATGGCCTGCTGCTTCGTCGGATCGCCGATCGCCCGCTCCACGGCCTTGGAGGCATCCCCTGTCGGGAATCTTGCTCCGTATTCGGATGCCGTGTCCGCCAGCGCCGTTCGGGCGCCTATAGCCCACGAGGGCTGAGCGTTCTCAGGCATGGCCCGTGCAGTAGCATTGATTTCGTGGCCGGTCTGGTTGGCCACACCCTGCCCTGCATTGAATGCGTCTCGTTGGGCCATATCGTCAGCATACTGGGCCGTTACGTCGCCATAGGCTTGGTTCTGGTCCGCGATCTGCTGTCGGAGGTCCCGTGCGCGGCTGTTGATATGGACGGAGTTGGTCGTGTCCACCGGTCGGAAGCCGCTGGTATTCATGGCCGCCCTGCCGTTGTCGCGCATGGCCCTAATGACCTGATCGAACCCTTCGGTCGAAAGGTTCTTGTCCAACACCAACATGCCCTCCGGCGTGATGATGTGGGGCACGTTCGGCGCCATCGTCCCCGGTTGTGGGTTCGGCACAAGGCGGAGCCCCAGGGCCTCAGGATTGCGCATGGCGTTGCGGATGTTCCGCATGGCCTGCGGGACGGCCTCAGCGAACGCGGGAGTCTGCATGATCGCCTGAATTTCGGGAGTCACCACCATAGGCTGCGCATAGGCCTCAGCGTACTTGGGCGCGGCCTGTGCCTTCGCCCTCGCGGCGTGCTGCTCCATCTGTTGCAGCGGGTCGCCCACGGGCCCCATCGTTTCGATGACGTGCTGGCGGACGCGAGTTGCCTCATCGGCCTTGCGGCGCTCTACGGCCTCAACGACCCTGCGCTGTCCCGGACCCATTCCGCGAGACGCCCAGCTCGTGAGGTTCCGCATGGGTTCGGTGACGTCGCCGGGGATCGCAGGCACATTCATAGCTTGGCGGGCCGCAACCTCCGACGCGATAGCTTCCGGGCTCGCAGGAGCCCCCGGTGTGCCAAAGCCGCGCTGAATGTTCCCTTCCCCCATGGCTTCCGCCGCCATACGGTTGGCCTGGGCGGTTGCACGGTCGTTAGGTCCGATACGGCGTCGGTTCAGGAGCGCACGAGGGATATTCGCCAGACGGCGTGTGGCCGCTTCCGCACCTGGAATATTCTCGCGGAGAAATCGTCCCCCGCGTGCCCCGGCCGCAAGAACGGGAGTGGCAAGCGCCCCCAGTCCTGCCCCCATGGCGCCGGAACTAAGCGAATTGGCGCCACGCTCCGCTAGGCCTTCGCCTTCGCCAGCGCCGGAAAGCGCCCCGTAGGCCGCACCGACTTTAGCGCCCTGAAGCATCTTGGAGCCCATTCCGACACCACGCATCGCTGCGCCAGCGGGAAGGAACAGGCCTGCACCTATGCCGCCGATTGTGGAGGCCCAAGCGAGGTTGGGATGCTCCGCATCGTACTGGTCCTGGTTGGCCTTGAATTCAGCCTGACCGCGATCGAACGCAGCCCCTAGTCCCTCATCGGTGCCCAAGGACCAAATAGCGGCCGGAATGCCCCCAAGGAGCTCATCGCCCCAGTTGGGGAGCACATTGTCCACTACGTCGCCAGCGAAGTCGCCAGCGGTCTGCCAGCCGGATCGCGGAGCCTTAGTGGGTGCGGGTTTCTGTGCTTGGGCCTGAACCTGCGCAAGGACCTCTTCAGAGGTTGCGCCGTCTGGCGCCGTGACGTTGTACGTTGAGCCGTCTGGGCCCTTCACGCGGTATTGAGGCATTAGTTCACTTTTTCAATTGCCCAACCAGAGGGGGCGGCTTTTCGGGGTGGGGGCTTGGGGAGGCCTCGCGGACGGGCGGACTTTGAGCCCGGGCGCTTGAGGAAATCGTCTTCTGCGATCTTCTGCGCCTGCTCATATGTCATCCCGTTCGGGGATGGCGTTGCGAGGCTTCCGAAGCGGGCGATCCACTGTGACTTGAGCAAGGAACGGGTCTGATTGAGCCCACCCTCCCGTTCGGCGCCTGCTATAATACGCTGATTTTCGGCTTGGGATTTGTAGGGGCTAACCCCCGCCGTCCGCATCAGTGCGGTGTCCTTGTCCGACGACGAGCCTTTCATCATCTGAGACCCTGTCAGCGCCGTTTGGGCACTATGGGTGTTCAGGTGATCCCGCGCTTCTATTGTCCGCCCGGAAATGAATGGCCGAGCGAGAAGCCCGACCGTGGCTCCGACAGTGTCCAGAACTCCGCCGTCCTGATCCGGCAGGACCATGTCGAGGAAGCGGGCCTTAACCGGGCCGCTGCTGAAGTCATTTACCGCTTGAGAGAGGCGGTCATAGTCCATGGCGGCATCACGTTCCGTCGCCGCTTTGTCCGAAGCCGCGATAAGCGCCTTCATGTCGTCCGCAGTTGGCTTGGTCCGCGTGATTGTCGGTGTCCCGGCTTCGGAAGCATTATGCCACTGGCCGCCCCGGTAGACGACCTTTTGGCCGGTCTTAGGATTGGTGGCCGTCTGGCCCTCTTGATATTCGTCCATTCACTTAGTCCAGAATAAAGCCGGTGGGCAGCTTGGCCGATTTGCGGGCTGATTTTGGCGGAGCTTTCGGTGTCGTCGATTTGGCAGCGGCCCTTGCGTCCTTCGCCTTGCTGATTTCGATGCGTTCAGCGCCTTGCGCCGTCCTCGCGTCATTGTTGGTGATGCGATTTTTGGCGACGAGGTCATTTCGCTCATTCGTCAGCGCTTGGTTGACGTTCAGCCCCATTCCGCCCGCTACGGCTCCGTAAGTATCGGACCAGGACGCAGGCATCCCGGATACATCGACGCCATAGGCCCCCGCGTTTTGCAGGAGGTCGGCATAGGCTGCGGGACGCTGTTCCTGGGGAAGCTGTGAGACGGCGTACAGGGCCCGTGAGCGGCGATCTTGAACGTCTGCATACTTCGGCGCGACTTTCGCCTCCCGCTCTTCCTTGGCCGCCTGAGCGAACTCAGGGACCTGTCTGTACGTCCTGTTCCCCTGCCCGTCCGTGGCAATCTCAAACTGGTTGTCAGGGCCGCCATAGCTGATGGACTTCTGGGCCTCTTTGCGCAGTCCGGCCATTCGGTCGCCCATGGACCCTGCGGCGGCGCCAAGGCCCTCTCCGAAATTCTGGTTCGACAAGAAGGCCTGGCTGATCCCCGCTAAGGTTTCTGCAAGGTGCTCTTTGTCCCAGATGGAGGCCTTTTTGGCGACGGAAGGCGGAGGCGTCGGGAGTGGCCGTTGGAGCCCCGCAGTTGCCTGCACGGGCTGATCGTCCTCATAGCCGAACGGATTTATGGAGGTAGCCATGCTGGTCCTTAGAGAAGGTGATAGTTGACGGTGGCGTATCCGCCGATGTTTGCGCCGCGAGCCCACGGGCGGAGCGCTTCCACTTCGTCGGCCATAACGCCGATCTGGCGAGGGCCTCCCCCGACGTAGGAATATGCATAGATGCCCAATCCGTCTGCGAAGGCGCCGATGCGTGCGATTTGGGTCTTCAGGCGCCTATCGGAGAATGAGGCATAAGCGCTACCAGCCGCCGCCGCCGCGCCAGCGATCTGACTCAATAGAGAGCTGGACGATTTGGTCTTGGACGTGCTGGAGCTGGTGCCGGACGAGCCCCACGAGTTTGAGCCGATGATGTTGAAATATCGCGACAGCAAGTCCGAGGACCTTTCGTCCTCTCCCTGCCACTGGGCAAAGTCAGCGTCGAGCTGTCCCTGCCTGTCGTCCTGCTCTGCGGTGTCAGCGCCCGACATGGCGCCATACGCGCTATAGGCGGCATCGTTCGACTTGCCCAAGGCATCCACGCCAAAGCTGGCGAGGTTGCTGTAGGAATTAGCGGCATTGCCGAGTGCGGAAAGCTGCGTTGCGCGGTCGTTCTGCGCCATGGTCAGGCCGGTGTTATACGCATCGCCACGGATCGACGCTGAAATGTCCGCAATGCGGTCAGCGGCGCCACGCTGCGCGATGCCCGACGCCACGCCCGCTCTGGACGAGTTGATGTTGCCTCCGGCGCTCGCCGCCCGGTCAATGCCGGGAAGGATTTCTTCCGTGAGGTTCCGCGTCACGTCCCGCGAATTGGCGTCGATCTGGGCCGCAATGTACGGATTGTCCGCATATTGCTGCGCTGCGCGGATGTTCGCTTCAGTCGCGTTTTGGTTCGCAAGGGTCGTGTAGGCATCAAGGGTCGAAGCGGCCTTGTCGGAATATCCTGCCATGCTCGTCCCCAGGCTCGCTAGGGTGTTCGCCGTTGAGAGGCCCTGGCCCGAGGCGTAAGCCTTGAGCTTCGCCAAGGTGTCCTTCGCTTCCGTGGACATGCCTGCGTAAGTGTCGCCCTGGTAGTATGGCGTGCTCGCGGAGGTGTTGTAGTTGTCCTGGGACGCATTGAAGGCGTCAGTCAGATAGGACGACTGGAAGCTGCTCGGGCCCGTGTCGAACGACTCGTTCGTTTTGGTGGTGGAAGAGCCGCTGAAGAGGCCCATGAGAAGGTAGTCCTTGTAGTTGGTTTAGGAGGCCAATAGGGCCTCTATGCGGTCCATTCGGCGCCGCTGGTATGCCGCTTCGACCGCAAAGCACTCATCGTAACGAAGGCCCCACCTGTCCCCTGCGGGCATAGCGGGAGTGACGATAAAGGGCTCGCCTACAGGTTCGCCGTCCTCGTCTTCATCTTGCGACCATCGCGCTTCCGTCGCTTCCCACACATCGTGGCAGACGAGACCGAAGCGGATCGCTTCACCGTCTCCCAAGCGGGCGTCGATGGCGTCTCGCACTTGCTGGGCAATCAGGCCCAGATGCCAGCGAGCGGCATCGCCTTTATCCTCGTAGGCATCCTTGAACCGGAATTGCTTCCAGTCCACATTTGCCCATGCGTCCAAAAGGTCGTCGCTTAACGCAGAAATGTCGCGTTTAGCCCTCTCATCTGAGGTGTTAATGGTGCCTGTGCCTGCGTAGATCACAGACCATCGATACGTTCCGCTGCCCAGGTTCTTCGCGTTGTCCGCCAGCGGCAGGATGTTGCCATCCGTCGTCAGGTCGCCGTTTGCGCGGTTAAGCATGAAGGTGACGGAAAGCACCGTGCCGGAGTCAGCGCAGCGGCGGATGATGAAGTTCGATCCCGCATTCAGACCTGTTTCGGCCGTGTTGTCCTTGCCGAAATCGAAACGGTTGGACCCAGCGCTTGAGTAGCGCAAAAGGCTGAAGCTGGTTGCGGGCGCACTCAATGGGACGACAAGATTTCCAGTCGTCGTGACCCCCAGGCCGGAAAGCCCGGTAAGAGAGCCGCCCGTCGCGGTAACACTGGCCGCAGCGACGGCGCCTGCCGTATTAATGCCGGAAGCCGTGACTGTCGCCCATTGGGTCGGAACGCTCGCCAGATTGTTGGAGGGCCCAATCGCAAAGCCCGCGCCGTTGTAGTTACCGATGAACACGGAACCGGCAGTAGTGCGAAACTCTTCGGTAGCGTTCTGGGCAGAACCCGTGCGGCTCAAAATCTGGAGGACAGAATTTGCATGAGCGATGGTGGGCTGAGCGCTGATTGTGTTGGCAGCGTCCAGAAAAGCCAGAACGTGGCCAGACGTGCCCGTTGCAGCCGTGGCCGCGTTTCCTAGCTGGAAATTCGACCGGGCAGCTTCGGCGTCCGCAAGAGTGAGGAGCGCCCGTCCGTAGGCGGTCGATGCTAGAGCGGCTATAGCCGACAAGTCGGCGCTGTAGGCCTGCAAGCTGGTCCCCACCGCAGAGGGCTGGAGTGCGCCAACAATGCGAGCGTCGTCGCCCGCAGCCACGGTTCCCGCCGCCGTTCCGACGTTTCGCTCAGCGGCGTTGCCCCATCCGGTTGCCGGGATATTCACCCGGACCCATGCGGGAAGAGCGCGATCAAGGACGAATAGGTTGCCTGTATCGTCGGCGCGGAAGAACCGGAGGATCGCAGCATTGGGCGCCGCAGCGGCCGCAGCCGGGTCCGGCAAGTCTTCTTCGAGACCCCGGACCAGATAGTCAGCCAGACGGCCGCTCATATGTGTATTCCAAGAAGTGAGCCGTCCTCAAGGTAGACGAGGACAGGCGGGATTTCGCCAGTGGTTAGGGGGAGCATAGACGGCGCATCAGAGCCGGGAGGCCCCTCAGGACCCTGAGGGCCTTGCGGTCCTTCTGGTCCGTTATCCCCTTGAGGGCCGGACGGGCCTTCGGGGCCCTCTGCGCCTGGAACTCCGGGCAATCCTTGAGGGCCTTGCGGCCCAGTGGGACCGGCCGGACCCTGAGGACCTTCAGGCCCGTCAACGCCTCCCGCAGCAATCTGACGGAAAGCCTGCTCGATCTTCTGGAGCTCTGTGTCCAGATAAGGCGGAAGGCTCTGAGGGAGCGACGGGCGCGAAGCGCGGCGATAGTTCGTGTAATCGGCGATTGGCATCAGCGGCGGCCACGGGAAATGATCTGGACGTCAAACCCAGAGAGCTGAAAGTCCGATACGCCCTCACAGACGAAGCGGTATCCCAGGTACTTCCCGGCCTCGTTGATATCGATGCGAGTTTCCGTGGCGGGATCAAAGCGCTGCGGGAGGCCCCATAAGGGGGCATCGTTGACGAAGTCGCTTCCGCCGAACTGCCAGTAGCAATCAGACGGAACGCCCATGGAGAGCTGAGGCCAGATGGCTTGCATGTGCATGTACTGGGTCAGGTTCTTGCCGCTGCTGTCGAGGTCGATCCCGGCCCTAACGAGCTGTGCGGGCCTGACGGTGTCCTGCGCAATTTCCTGCGTGAGACGACCTCCGGTCAGCAAATCGAAGCCCAGGAGCCGACTATCCGCTAGGCCTAGTGACGGGTCGGCGCGACTGGCGATCATGCAATGTCGGTCCTCGTCGCCCTCAGCACTCATCCAGAGGCCGCCGATATTGTCGAAGGTCGCAACCGGATCAGAGTCCCAAGTGGCGCCGGACAACAGCGAGGCCTTGGCGGCGCCGACGATGTTGGGGACGTCGTAGAAGGTCCAGGTGTCGTTGCTGTAGTTATAGACGGCCTGACGATTGCACCCGGTCTGCGGATTGTGGAACCCCACGTACTCATCGCCCGAAACGTAGCAAAAGCGGATTTCGGTCAGCTTGGCGTCATGCTGCACAAAGCACAGATGGGACTTGGAGAAATCCAGGGACGAGAAGATGAAGTCCTTCGTCCTGCCATCTGCGATGGACCGAGGGGTGACGCCGTCGTGGACGTAGATGTCGTTCCGGTCGAAGACGTAGTGCAGGCCTTTGACCTGAGCAACGCAGTTAGGATTGATGATCCCCACTTCGTCAAACATCTTGCGGAAAACATAAATGTCGTTGCCTCCAACGTAGTCCATCGACCACACAGAGGCGGCGCAATATAGAATGAAGCTGTTGCCTAGCGTCAGCCCGTCAATGATTTCGTGCTGCATTTCGTTGACGATGTTCTCGCCAGCGGAATTGGTGGTGGACCCGGTGTCCCACGAGGCTGGAGGGGCCCCATAGTACGAAAAGTCGCTCCACTTCACCATCGTAGGATAGTAGGCCCCGGCTTTCGTGACGCCCAAGGCGATAAGCTGATCCTTATAGGCCCTAAGGACCTTGCAGCGATCGTCAGCGTCCCAGCCCGTTAGGCTCTCATAGGAGCCTGCGCCCGTCGTTTTGAATAGCGGGACGTGGGAGGCTCGATTGATGTACGAGACGCCGCCGAGAGAGCACGAGTTGATGCAATCGGTTCCTTCCGCGCCTAGATGCCCGGAAGGCGTTAGGTCCTCGAAGGTCGAGCCGTTCAGCCGGTAGAAGCTGGAGAAGTCTGCAGCGACCGTGACGATTTCATCGTATCCGGTGGCGCCTGGGGGGATCGCTAAGACATGGCCGGGATCGTGCGGAAGAGTTGCTACCGTGCGACACACTGGGCCGCGAGTGGCCCGTCCGTTCTTGAAGTGGACGTTCACGCCTCCAGTGAAGGCGGACACATTTTCCACGTCATACGGGTGGGCATCGGTTACAATCCCCGCCGAACCCAGCCGACGAACGGGGAAAGTTGGCATTGGGTCTACAGGTTACGAATGAATGAGGGGCGCGGTTGCGGAATGGCGACGGTGCGGGGCGTGGGGGTCGTAAGGAGCGTTAAGGCCGCTATGGCCGCTAGGAGCTTCAAATCTTGATGATCCAGTGGAGCGCATAGGACGGCTGAACCACATCCACGGTAGCGGTGTGGGAGTGAGCGGCGACAGCCTCAACCGTAAGGGCGTGCGTATGGGCGCCATCCTCACTGATCTCATGCGTGTGGCCGCTATTGGACCCGACCTTGCTACTCGCCCCGCGATCTGCGGCACCGGAGGTAGCGGTCAGGTTGTAGTTGCTGTCGCCCTGGTCTGTCTTGTCGGTCGCTACCGCATCGGACACGCCGCCCCCCGAAGAGAACCGCGTGGAGCTGTTAGCCAGCCGAGCGACATAGTGGCCATGATTGGGAAGCTGATCCACGGTGAGAACCGTAGCAGCCGTATCCCCGCCGTGATCATGGGCCCCTACCGACGCTGCGGTGGCTGTGTGCGTATGGCCGCCTGCGGTGTTAGTCGTGACGCTGCGCGACCGCTGGCCGTGGGCCTGATTGATCGCAAAGTCCGTAGAGGCCCCAATGACCGTATGGCCGCGAAGGTCTGGTGTGACGATGTTGCCGGAGCCGTCCGACTTGGCGACTGTCGAACCGTCACAGATAGCCCAGCCAGTGGGCGCTTCGTCGCCGAAGAAAGGTCCGATGAAACCTGTAGGGACGATCAGGGCCTCAAGTTGATTGAGGAAATCCTGCCCAAGAGTCATGGGACCCGTGATGTTCGGGAAGCTCGCTTTGAGCGTGGCCTTCAGGAGCCGGATGTGGTCGTCGCCCTGTTGGAGGCGATCGGAGCTGGACGGGTTCGCAGCGTTGAGCTGATTGATGTAGGATGCGGTCTCTAAGGCCATGGGTGCTTATGGGGCTGAAGGCGCTTCGAGGGCGCGAGTGTCTAAAGGTCCGCATCAGTGGCGGACACCAATTCTAAGGAACGCTCAGGGCTTTAAGGGGCTTAAAGATTCATCATTCAAATTTATCAATGAGGATAAACTTAAAGGGGCTTAAAGGGGGCGTTAAGTGCCGATTGTGGATAGGCCACATTTGGCATGTTGTTCTTAAGTTGGGGATAATTGGCCATGTGCAGAGAATGCCTCTAAATCAGACACTTAGCGGCATGTGGTTCCATATGGGTCCCTCTGGGCAAAATGCCACCCCACGGTAGAGCTGAAGGCCCCGATCAGTGCCAAAAGGAACCTATCGCGCCGGATGGGACCCAAAAAATAATCGGGTAGGTCGGTGGGGGACATAAAGTTGCTTTGAGTGCCCTAAGCCCTCAGAAACGCTAGGAAAATTCTACAGAGAGCGCGTGTGCGTGAGGGAGGTCCGAGCCAGAATTATTTCGTTGTAGCGAAGCCGCCTTTTTCGGATTGCGCCCGCCCGGATCGCGCCGGGACCACGCCCCGCAGGCCGGAGGGACCCGCGACAACGGCCGGTATTGTCTAGCATTCCCAATGCCTTAGCTACCACCTCCCCTGCCTGCCCCGCCCCGCTCTTCACGCCTACAGGCCTGCCCCTGCCCAGCGTCCGACCAGCCCAGGCCATTGGGTGCGAAGGGATGACATTAGGCGCGATCGGGGACATTTGCCCCACTCATTCGTCCCCCACCATAGCCCAACGCCGCAGGATTGAGCCATTCGTCACCAGATGCACAGTCTGCTGCGCTAGGGGCTGAAGGGAGATAGGGCCGGATCGGCCATATTATAGCTGACTGCTGAGCCGAGAGGGGCGCGAAGGGCGAGGGACGTAAAGCCCTCAATACGCCGATGCGTCCCTTGCCTCTCCCGCATCGCTCTCGACCTGATCCATTTGGGCCTTCACGTCCGGCACAACGTCCTTCCAGTCCTCAGAGTCCAGCCGGTCCACTTGCGTCCGCATATCGCTCACAGCGCTGTCTACAGCGTCCACCTTGGCGGACAGCTCTCGATAATGCGCCCATGCGTTCGCCGCGTCGGCCTTAGCGGCCTTCAGTTCCTCGTCGCCCCCACCGCAGGCGGACAGCATCGCTACGGCGGCGATAAGCCCCATTCCGCGCCCCATGATCCTCATGCCCTACTAGCCCCTTAAAGCCCCGCACAATCTTTCTTCAAAAAAATAATCATTACCAAGTGTGCAGGGGTTGACTTGGCGAAATCGTTGGTCCAGATAGATGTCACACAGACGGTAATTAATACCAAATGTGCAGACCGCTCTTTCTCATTGTCAGACCATACCGAAACGAAGCGGGGACGCAAAGACCCCGCCAGTTTCCCGAGGGCCTCGTGGCTGCGCAAGCAGCAATTGGCCTTCCGGCAACTGAATAGGAGCAAGACAGATGAACAAGCCTGACGCGACCGTAGTGGCCCGAGGGGCGCTCTATTGGGTCTTCCAGAACGGCAACACCCTGAACACCTTCGAGGGTCGGGATGACGCTTTCCTCTATGCCAATCACTACCGCAAAGACCCCTATGTCCGGGTCAAGGGTAACACCGGCTGGATACCCAATAGCAAGGTGGAAGCATGGGGCTTCGAGAGGATCGCAGCATGACCCAATTCACCCCCGAGATAATCGAACGCACCAGACAGCACTTCGCGGACCTTAACCGCCGCTGCATCGAAGAGGCGCTATCAGGCGAAACCCCAGTCAATGACCTGCCCCGATACATCGCATGGCGCGAAGAGGGCATCAGAGACGGCCTAGCGGGCCTCTCCGATCACACATTCGCCTTCCGGCAAATGGCGCATTACTTCGCGACTGGCGAGTGCATCCCGCTCTTTTCTAAGTGAGGATTTGAGCATGATCATTGATCGTTCCGCCACAGCCCAAGCGCTCGCCAAGGCCATCGCGTTCAAACAGTGCGGAAAGGACCAAGAGGCGGCCGAATGGGCACGCCGACTTGTCGAGCTTCTAGAGCTTTCGGAGATACTGAGATGAGCATGAGCGTATCACCCAAGAGTAAGGCCACACAAAAGATCGCCAACGCTCCACCCTTCTACACAAAGAACGATGCCCACGCTTATGCCAAGCGGCACCATATCGCAGCCTATGACCTTGAACGGGTCGAATGGGCGGACAGCTACCACTTCAAAATGATCGAGGCTGCGGCGTGACCCACCCTAAGCGCCACTACGAAACACACCTCTACACCTACGCCGTGGCGCTCACTCAGGGCGCACGGATAGCCCCCGAGAACCTAGCGGGCATGAGGGCCAAAGCGATCCTTAACGGCCACACGGAAGGCGAGTGCCTCTGTGTCGCGAAAGACGCAGGCCACTACATCAGGACAGGGAATTTCAAGGCATGACACAGCCAACAATCGCCGCTGAATATTACGACGGGGGCAAGCGGGCCGGGAAATTCGTGGACATTGTCCAAATAGGCAACGGATGGCGCAAGGCCCTCAAAGGCCCCTTCCCGGTCTCAGGGAAACGAGAGGCCCGCAAGGTCGCTGCGGCACACAACGCCACGCCATGGAATTTCTGACCGGACCCGAGGGACGCCAAGCCCCCTAACGGCGTCCTTCCAGCCCGCTCAGCAATAGCGGAACCCATCCGGCCCATTGGTCGGATACGCGCCGGACGTCATCCGGTGACTGAGGGAGTCTTAATTGACCCGAAGTAGAGCCAAGCGCCGCTTATGGCGCTGGGTGTTGAGGGCGACTTTAGCCGCGAAACTTGTCGTCGCCCTCCTAGACCTTCGCGAGAAGCTCTAGCGCCTAGGGGTCGTCCGGTCCCGTAAAGGTCCGGGCGGCCTCCCTCTCCTTCCATAGCGAACCTAGCGCCCAAGGAGAAGCCCCCATGACCGACCTGCGCATTTATGCCGCCTGCCTCGCCTCCTACAACAACGGCGTCCTTCACGGCGCTTGGATCGATTGCGACGGCAAGGACGCTGACGACATTCAAGACGAGATCAACGCGATGCTGCGGGCCTCGCGGTTCCCCAATGTCATGGTGGAACATGAGGGCCAGCAAGTCCCTAGCGCCGAAGAGTTTGCCATCCACGATCACGAAGGGTTCGGCCGGCTGCTTGGCGAATATGATGGCCTCGCCAAGGTCGCAACGCTCGCTGAGGGACTTTGCGGAGACCACGGGCGGGCTTTCCGCTGGCTGGTCGAAGACATTCGGATGGACACCGACGACGCCCTAAGCCGTGCCGACGAGGTGATAATTGCCGAGAGCAACGCTCACAACATGCTGGAGGACTACGCCCATGAATACGTGGCGGAAACGATGGACCTCGACAGCCTGCCCGAGCTGATCCGCCACAACATCGATTATGAGGGGATCGGGCGGGACATGAACCTTAATGGCGAATGGGTCGAGGCAGAAGACAGCGACGGTCGGTTCCTCGTCGTCAACGCCAGCGCCTTCTAAGCCCCATGGCTCGCCAATTCATCACCCTGACGGCCTCCGGGGAAACCTGGACGGCCTACCAGACCACCAGCCACCACCCTGAAAGGCGCTGGTCCCTGCAATCCCATCGGTCCCCTACGCGACTTCAGGCCGTGGCGTTCTATGCGCCCAGTCTGGACGAAGCGGTTCGGCGGATCACTGAAGGAGCCTGACAGCTATGCAAATCGATCGATCCGAAACGGCCCAAGCGCTCGCTAAGGCCATTGCGTTCAAACAGTGCGGCAAGGACCGGGAAGCGGCTGAATGGGCCGCCAAGCTCGTCAGGTTGCTGCGGTGCCATGAGATACTGAGGGAGCATGAGCGAACCCGTCCGCCTCTTCATGGCAAAGCAATGGGGCCGTAAAGCCGCGCAGAGTGGCCAGCCGGTGACGCACTGTCCTTATAGGGACTATCGGGCACGGATAGCTTGGCTGGAGGGGCACGGGGAACATAGCGCCACCCAAAGTCCCTGTGAAGTCATGCACTAATACTGCACAAATGGAGACATTCCGCAAAAGGAATAGAACGCCATGTTTCAAGTAATAGACACGGTCGAGGGCGGCTTAGTGGTCGATACGTTCCCAACGTTCCGAAAGGCGCATAACGCCGCCCGGAGGGTCGAGAGGGAACCGGAAGGCCCCTTGCTGGGCTATCGGTCCATAACTGGCGATACGCGCGATTGGCGCTATCAGATATATCGCCTGTAAGCCCGTGAAGGGCTTTGCGTTTCCGCAGCCACTTCCGCATCTGTAGGGATCGGCACGCCCGCCCGGTCTAGCTCCGCGTCCACAATGCTGCGGATAGCCTCCGCCCTGGACGGCAATCCCGGCTGCTGGCTGCGCCATTTGTCCACGCGCACCAGGAACGCTGGCGAAACGACCATGTTAAATTTGTGGGATTTCAAATCGTTACTCATGTTGCGCAACTTATATATGTTCGGCGCTTGACGGGCAATATGGGCAACATATATCAGTTACCCCACTTGCGCATCAGCAAGCCGAAAGGAGATATTTCAAGATGTTATTACGGTTCGTACTCCGCACCCGCCCCGCTTCCGTCTCGATTTCCAGTTTCTTCCCCCTGTTATAGCGTCCCAATGTGGGGCAGCGGCCGGAGCGTAATCTTGCCGATCGGCCGCGAGCGGGGGACTCTCCCATTCCATCCACAGATTTTTTGGCCTGCTAGGAAATTTCCTGTTTCCTACTCATCCTCAGCACGCATATAGAACAAAAAGAGAACAGAACGTTCTCGCAACGAAGGATTTGGAATGATTGCACAAAACATGAGCGAGCCGGTGGTCGATCCCGAGCTCTCCTTAACCGAAGGATATTGCGAATTCATGGGGGACGGCTTGGTCGCGATCCACCAAGTGGATGAGGACGGAAAGGCACACAGTGTGCACATAACTGAGGATGATTTGCGGGCCATACTGACCCGAGCTACCGCTAAGTAACTGCTATCTAACCCGAGAAACATTAAGGGCCTGGGCTGCAACCTGGGCCCTTTTTGCTGTCACCTTTCCGTCCACCGAATGCCTAAGCGTTCAGCGCCACCCATATCGGCGAAGGCTCCCAGAATAGCAACGATCCCACACGAAAAAACAGCGCCGCAGAGCCCTTAAAGGACGCCACGGCGCTTATTGTTATCCTGCATCAGTTTCGGACTGCTTGGCCTCAGCCTTCAAGGCAGCATAGGCTATGCAGTCCTCAGCGCTGTCTTGGTGGTAGCCCGGCTTCGTGAAGAGCCGAACGTCCTTGAGGACCTGGAGCAACAGCCAGCCTTGTGGCTCACTCAGCTCGTGGCCTGTGATCGCGTTGAATGCGCGGACGGCCTTACCCATTGAGCGCTCGGACCCGCTAGCGTCGTATTGCTTCCCACGTTCGGCCATGAGGTCGGCGGCCTTCGTAAGGAGCTCAGGGGCGCTTTGCGTGCTTGATCCCTTTTGCGGGACCGGAGGGTCGAGACAGTCACAAGGGCAGATGGCGAGGTGTGCCCAGTCCGCCCTTCCCGATCCCCGACAAATTTTGCAATCCGGGTCCGCCTGCGGTGCGGTCTTGTCGAAGTCTGGGCCTGCCTGTTCAGGGGCAAGGCTCTCCACGAGCTCCGAGTAAACGGTGGTCGCCTTCTCCAGGTCGAAACGGGACAGGTCGTTGCCAAGAGCCGCGTCTAGGGGCGCACGGACTGCGACGTGATCCGCTTCAGGATCAAATTCAACACACGGCGTGGAGACCACAACCGTCTCCGGCCGCGTAATCCTACATCCGAAAGCGGCACAGTCACGCCGAATGCATTCGCCGACGTGGCCGCTACATTTCGTCCTCATGCGCCGCCCCCCTTGTGGAGCGCCTGCCCGAGAATATCGACCAGCTCGCGGGCCTGTTCGACGCCAATCTGGACGTCATGCAAATCCCCATATTCGGAGACCTGAGCCAGTGCGATGCAGTCGCCCATATCCGTTACGGATAGGGTATCGAAGCCGGGTTCTTCGATGACGCGCACAGCGGACGGATTGGCAGAAGTTGCCATGAATTGCTCTCCTAGTGATTTTGGGGGTACGCCGGTTAGGCGTAGATGGTGCGAAGCTTCTGAGCGTCACGCTCGAACGCCTTTGCGTCGGCGTCGAGGTGCAAGGAGGTCAGGGCGTCCAGCGTGTGGGCCCTGCCGCCCAACATGACCTTTATAGGCTTGCCCGATTTGCGGAGGTGGGCGGCTTTCGCCCGGAGCCGCGCGGCCAGGAAGTCGAGCTTACGCGCTTGGACTGCTGGGATCATCGGGCAGCTCTCCGGCGTGGCGGAGCATGAGAAAGAAGACGACGCCGGTAGCGAGCGCAAAGCCGCTGAAGGCCCCTGCGGCGTAGATGAGGGATGCGCCGATCATGCAGCGGACGCCTTGGCCTCTTCGGCCGCAATGGCCTCATCGAACTTTGCAACCACTTCGGCCTGCGTGCGGCCGGGGGCGTCGTTGAAGGTCGGGATCGACCAGCCGTCCAGTAATTGAGAAAGGGCGTATTGGGCGTGCCCAATCTCATCATGAGATACGCGGCGAAATGCGCCGATGATACAGAAACAGACGGCCGCTTCCGATGACGAAAGGGTTTCAGCGCCGTCAGCATCCCGAGCGTACCAGCCCTGCGTCCATCCGCCTTCCTTGGCGATCAGCTCGCGGGCTTCCTTCAGAATCTCGATAGTCGTCTTCATGCTTCAGGACTCCAGAGGATCGGCCGCCGTGCGTTGCCGTCCCAGTCAGTGTTTCGGAGGATGCGGGCGAGCCGCGCATTAAGGAGCGCAAGGTCCTCAGGGCTCATCCCCAGGAACTTCAGGTGCGCAGGGTCCTTGTCTTTGCGGAAAGCATCTTCGTAGGCCGCGACGACATTCGCCCAGGGGTCGCCTGGTTTCGTTAGGACCGTTGCGGCCCCCTTCGCCCCAATGCCCGGACAGCCCTTATAGCCGTCCGTGCTGTCGCCCATGAGGGTCTGATAGAACCAGAATTCCTCTGCGCTCTCGTGGGTCGTTTCGATCAGCTCGCCCATGCGGAAGAGCTTCACGTTCGGAAGGGTCTGCATGTCCTTGTCGTCGGACACAATGATCCGGTCTTTGTTGCTCGGGCGGGTCGCCAGGATGCCGATGTAATCGTCACCCTCTAGACAGGCCTCAGAGACGACAGGGAAGTCCCCATGCTCGCGAAGGTGCTCGATGACTGCCCAATAGCACAGAGGCTTGCGGGTCGCCTTCCGGTGGGCCTTGTAGCCGTCCCAAAGGTCCTTGCGGAAGTTGTTCGGGCCGGAGAAGACCAGGACGGCATCCACAGCGGCCAGCTTGTTCAGATAGCCCAGGACAGCCCGGTTGAAGGTGTCCAGCGCCTCGTCAAAGGAGCTGTTGAGGATGTGGACGACGTCGCCCGCTTCGTTCGTAAAGGCCGCTTCGCGCTCTACGGCCGAGCAGGCCTGGAAGAGCGTAAAGTCGGCGTCGATAAGGAGTTGCTTGGCCATGGGGCTCCGGTAGAGTAGAATGGTTAGGGGAGACTGCGCCAATGAATGACCTTGAGCTTGACGAACTCATCGCCGCCGCAAACTCGGCCGCTCAGAATGCCGAGCTACTTGTGGGGATCGTCATTCTCGATCGCGCTGAGCCCGTATGGATCAGACAGATGACGCGAAGCGATACGATGGTGATATTGGCGGATGACGCCGGGGGCACTCACACTTTCGAGGCGTCCAGCGTTATGGGCAAACTGACGAAGCCGCGACCGAAGCCTTACAATATCTCAGCGTGGGGTGACTGATGGCTGGAGAGCTGGACGACATTCTGGCCCAGGTGGATTGCCCACGGTGCGGAAAGGAACTCAGCGTCCCTTATCGCGTCATCCGGCTCCAGAAGGCCGCAGGTTGCTCGTGCGGCGCCATGATCCGGCTAGAGGACGATACACCTATCGGTCGAATGCAGGCCCTTATAGACGAGCAGCACCCGCCTGAAGGGGCCAACGACTAACGCCGGACCTTGTGGTGCCGCAGATAGGCACGACGCACCTTCAGCAACTCAGGGTGCTTATTGATCCACATGCCCGTATCCGGCGCAAATTCGGTGCGGAAGAAGGCGTCTAGGACCGGGTGGCCTGTGTCTAGGGGCGGATCGACCTTTCGGGCCTCTTCGTCAAAGACATGGTCCGGGACGAGCGAGACGTCCTCCTTTTCGTAGGTGTAGGCCCAGATGGACAGGAGGATGCGTCGGCGGCGTTCGGTTTCCTCAGGGGTGCCCCAGGCGGTCACGAAGCGAGGAAGCTATCCAGCGAAAAGACCTCACGCTTGCGGCCTGCCGCTGGCCCGCCGTCGCCAACGCGGACGACCTCACCATCTGGCGACAACCAGTCAGATTGTAGGCCGCGTGCTATCCATCGCTGAGCCTCATGCTTGACCGTAAACGCCTCAACGTCGCCAGTGCCCATCGCTGGGTTCACGATGTAGATATAGGACGACCGGGCCATCAGCTCTGCTCCTGCCCGCAAGGTGCCTCATTGGCCGCTGCGTACTTCTCGCGATCCCCAAGCAGGACGGCCCGATCGGCCAGAACGCGCTTCACGGCCTCGTAGAGGTCGTCCCCTACCCCACTGGCCGAGGGCAGCGCGGACGCCTGAACCTTCTCGACCTCGCAGGGCTGGGGGACCGGAATGTAGACCGGTTGGGCTTCAGCGGCGGTAGGGGGCAGCGGGGCCTTTGCGGTCGTGGCGCACGCGGCCAGGGCGACCACAGGCGTCCAGAAAATAAAGCCGCGTAAGCGGCGGAGGAATTTGGTCATATCTGCATCCTGTGGACCTCTACGCCCTCGCACTCGATGACCGCTTCACCGTAATTGATGCGGCGGAGGTGGTATGCGAGCGGAGGCGGGAGAGTGATTTCGCAGTCAAGGGGAGCGGGAGACCGGAAGTCGGGCTCCGGCTGAATGAACCATGTCCGAGCGCCCAGCCTTAGGGACGACAGGTTTCCCCACCGGTCCCAAAGCTCTTTAATCATCGCCTCGCGCTCGGGCGTCACTGACGCTTCTCCACGACCACGCGGCCGAGCTGAGCGATTTCCGCCCAGCCGCCGTTAGCGCGTTCGGTTGCGGCAAAGGACTGAGCGTCCGGAAGGTTGTCGAAGGGCTTTCGGCCCTTGGAATAGCGGACCTCGAAGGACAGCGTGGCGCTGGGGGGCCATAAGGGCTTGAGTTTCTGGAACATTTAGGCCCGTTCCTCCATGGCTTCCTGAGCAAACGAGTAGCCGTCCCAGTTGTCCACCCCTGCGGCCTCAAGGGCGTCGAGGAAGTCAAGACGGCGCTGCACGTCTGCCGGAAGGGCCAAGGGCGCGTCCTTCAAACCGAAGACGACTTCCCGCTTCACAGGGGTAAGGGCCAGCTCGGCTTCGCTGTCTGCGATCTGGACAGGTGTGTAGTGCTTAGGGTGCTCTAAGACCCATTTAGCGTGACGCTTCCGCCGTGTGTTGGCGGCGGCCAGCTTTTGCGGGCTTCCGACCAGCGCACCAGCAAAATTGACCGTCTTGCCGTAGGTCGTCAGAAACGACCCGTCGCTAAACTGATAGACCTGATACATGAGGTTACTCCTGAGGAGCGACCACCATTTCTTGGATGAGGCGCAAGGCTTCCCGGCTCCGCTCCAGCTCATCGGCTGAAGAGGCCTGTCGGGCCATAATGTCGGCTGCACGATCGGACTGGACCTTGGCGAGCTTCTCAGCGGCGGCGATGCGCGACTTATAGGCCGCTCTGTCCGCATCGGCGGCTTGCTGCATCGCAAGGACCGCACGGTTCTGGGTGTCGATCAGGGCGTCTCGCGACGTGATGAGCTGAGCGTCCGTTTGGACCCGCTGCGTCAGCAACGCGACCTCTCCGCGCAGGGAGGTCACTAGGTCCCGTGCCGAGCCCAGGCGCTCCGTTTGGAGCCACCCGAACCCGACAGAGGCGAGCAGCGCGATACCCAGGCCGGAGGCGACATAGGCCCATAGGGACCTTGGGATCGCGAAGGCCATCAGAGCAGCGGTTCTTTGCCGGTGAAGATGCTCTTGAACAGTTCCACCGACGCATTGCGCATGTCCGCCCAGTCCACCTCCTTCGCGACGGCGTCGAAGATCGAATAGAGCAGGATCGCGGGAATGAGCAGGAAGACGATCAGAGCCGCGAGCCGCGTGGCGACATGATCGCGCCAGAAGCGAGCGACCGGCGAAGCCACGGCAACGGCAGCGGTCGAGACGCTGGACTTCACGGCCGCACGGGTTGCGCCGGGGACATCGGTGCCGGTCAAGACATAGCGGATGGCCGGAATGAAGTCTTCGCGGACATCGCGCAGCGCTTCGCCGCCCGCCTTGAACATATGGCGGACCAGCAGCAACGGCACGGCCAGGAGATTGAGCGCAACACGCGAGCGGGAGAAATAGAAAGCGGTCATTTGGATTGGTCCTTGGTCAGGATGGCCACAGCCTCAGGGTCAGTGGCGATGTGATTTCCGCAGCGCTCTGCGTCCCGTAGGAGCATGAAGCCCCCAGAGGTCAGGCGAAGAGCGCCGTCGAGATAGATGCGGTAACGGTAAGTCCCGTCAGGGTGACGGAAGGTGTCGGAGGTGACTTCAGGCAGCGGCGGCAGGGAGGAGCTCCGAGGAGACCAGCTTGTCGCCACGGCGAGTGACCTTGAGGACCGGCCAGTCGTCATGAACGCGCTGGGCTGGCGCCAAGATGTTGAAGGACTGCCCTAGGTTCACGTATTCGACCGTTTCGGGCTCGACGTTCACGAGGTCGTCGCAGTCTTCAGAGGTCCCACGGTAGAAGCCCCCGGAAACAGTGTGGCTCTGCACTGTTTCCTCCCCTTCCGCATCCGTGACGAGAGCCACGATAGGGTAATGCTTGTTCTTGGCGTCCGAACAGATGATGCAGGACTTGCGACCGTCGCGGGTCTCTACGGGCTTCGTCGGGTCGAACGCGGGGGCGACGTTGCGGATCGAGGGCTCGGAGTCATAGCCAATGTAGGCGCCGGTATGCTTGCTGTGCCACCATGTTTCACCGTCCGGCCACTTCACCAAAACTGTGCCGTCGCGGGTATCCTCTTTGATGAAGGTCACGGGGCGGCCATCGGCCAATTCGAGGGGTTTCGTTACGTCGATCATATTACTCACCATGTGAAGTGGTTGGCTTCCAGGTAGACCTGGGCGTGGCGGCGGATGACGGAAGTAACCGGCCGTGAGGGGGCGATGGACTTGTGGGTCAGGCGAGCGAAAACCCGCCAGCCGCCTTCAGTGGCCGGACGTCCCCGATGCGGGGTCCGCTGGTCCATGGAGTACCAAGCGTTCGCCCGGATGCGCTGCTTGCGTGGGACCCAGTTCTCCATGTCGAAGGCGACTTCCGCATGGCTCTGCGGGACCTCAGGGACCTCAAGCTCCTCGTCCAGGAACTCCGTCGTGGGTTCGTCGGAGACCCAAAGGTACATCGGGATATCCCGACCGGCCCCATAGTCGAAGGTTCCGTCGTGGGAGCCTACGAGGTCATAGCGGGTCCCGTCCGTGCGCGGGACGTTGTCGCAATGCCAGTTGGGGATGCACGGGTACTGATCCTTCATCAGCATGTGGACCTTGACGTCCAGCTCCCATTGATCGCGGAATTGTTCGGCAATCGGGGCGCTGGCGATCAGCTCGGCCACGGAGGGCATGAAGGAGGCCGCGAGGTGCAGCGGGGCCCGAAAGAGCCCGCAATGGTCCGCCGACAATGCGGCATGATCGAAGTGAATGTCCGTGGCCTGGATAAGGCGCGGGACACGATAGATGAAGGTCATTCGTCGGGTTCCGATTTGCGGGTGATCCAGACGCCAAGGCCCCCTGCGGTGAGCACAAGGCCCATGCCGGTTCCGAAGTCTGTGGAGCTGAAGGCTTGGTGAAGGACGGCGGTGTGCCAGATGGACAGGCCGATTTGCGTAAGGGCCGCGAGGCACCAATAGACGCGAGCGGGCGTGTAGGTCTCGCCGTCCTTCGCGGTCAGAAGGTGCTTTACGGCCCCGCCGATCCGGTGGAGCCGCTGAAGCATTAGATAGCCAGCGCTACCGCGTTCTGGATGTCAGCGGCCTGCGCCGACAGCTCGTCAATGTTGATTGTGAGCTGCGGAATGCCCGCTTCGTCCGTGGTGATCGTGATGCCCAGGCCCACCAGCTTATCGCGGACGATCTGGACCCATTCGGCCGCCATGCGACAGGCACCCACAGCGGCGTCAGCTTCAGCTTTGAGCGAGGCCACATCCGCGAAGATGCTTGCGGGGATCATCTGGGCCGCATCGCGCTCAGCGATCAGGCTGCGGATGACGGCGCCCTGACGCTGATTGACGCCGCGCAGCTCCGTGATGATCGCCTTGAGGTCTTCGCGGTCGTCCTGGAAGGCTTCGATCGCCTGAAGCAGGACGTCACGCTCCGCCATGAATTCATCGACGGCCTGATCGAACCCAAGGTCCATTTCGGCCTGTCGGGGATCGGGGGTCGGGATGGCGGCGAGATTGCCCGCCAGGAACTCAGCGGCCGAATAGAGCTCACCGGCCAGCGCCGACGAGATAGAAACGTGGGTATTCATTATGTTGTCTCCAGGTGCTGGAGGCCGCTGGACGTTATTCTCCAGACGCGGCCCCAGCCCGTTGTTCCGTGGACCGTCAGGAGCCCGAGGCAGGCCGCGATGGCGACTTGTTCGATGTGGCGACGGGCGAAGTCCGAACGGGTTGTAAAGGGGGCCTCCCAGGCCCTTTTCAGGATCGGGAGGACTTCGGCGGGACGATCAGTGGCACTCTGCCCAATTGTCCCCGATTTTGGCATCGCCATCGGTTGGGCATCTCCAACTTGGGAAGGGGTTTCCGGCCTTGCGGGCGGTCTCCACCAGAATGTTTGCGACTTGCTCTTCGAGGCCCTTGGGGGCAGCAATCTGGAGCTCATCGTGTATCCAGCCAAGGAAGACGAAATCGCCATCCCAGCCGTGCTTCAGGCCCGCAGCGAGCAAGGCGTCCTCAGCATCACAAATCCATTGCTTGCATAGGATCGCACCGGCCGACTGAAGGAGCGTATTGAGCGCAGAGTGCTCAGAGCGCACGGGGAGCTTTCGGCCGTCGAGGCCCTTGAGCCACCCCTTGCGGGCAGCAGACTTAACGGCCGCAATGAGCTTGGCGAGCGCCGGGAACTTAGCGAGGAAGCGGGCCCGCAGTTGCGAACCGGCCTTAGCGCCCTTTCCGACGATGGAGCCGAGTTTGGCGTCCCCTGCCCCGTAGAGAAATGCGTAGATGAAGGTCTTGGCGACCGATCGCATCTTCTTGTGGGCCGGATGGTTCTCCTCGTCGCGGACAGTGTCGTCCGGGAGGCCGAATAGTGCCTTGGCGTTTTCCCAATGGACGTCACCATTTAGGACCACGTCGATATAGGCGCCGCCGTCGAATGCGGCGATAAAGGACCCAAGACAGCGCAGCTCTAGCCCCGCTTGGTCCGCCCCTATCTGCTTCCAGCCAGCGAGGACGTAGAATAGCGCTCGACAGTCCCATCCGAATTCCGCACCCACAGAGGGGACTTGGGAGACGTTAGGGTCGAAGTGTGTCGCACGGCCCGTTGCAGCGCCGTTAGTATTGTAACGTCCATGGATTTTTCCTTCACTGGTTACGAGCTTCAGCCAGGACTTGTTGCCTTCGCCGAGTTGCCCGATGCGCTTTTGGATGAGGAAGTACCGGGCGAGTGCCTTGGCCTCCGGGTACGGAAGGGCCTGGAGGACATCATCGTCCACCTTGGGCTTGCCGTTCGCGGTGTACCCATCGTCTTTGGGGACCCAGCCATATTTGGCCTTCAGCCGGTCAATGATGTGATCGCGGCTCGACGGATTGAATTCGATGGTCTCGAAGCGCTCCACAGGAACGCCAGCGATGTAGCCCTTGGTCTTGTTGTTCCGCTTGGGGATGAAGTCCTCAAGTTGGACGGTCCAAGGCGGGAACAGCGAGCGGAGGGACTGAGAGAGCTTCTCGCGCTCAGCACACAATTCGCCGTAAAGGCGCTCAGCGGCCTCCCGGTTGAACGGCCAGCCATTGCGCTCGATCTTGGAGCACAAGCGCTGCACGCGCATTTCGAGCAGGACGCTTTGAGGCGAGGGCTCGAAGGACATCAGGTGCCGGTAGAGCTTGAGGTTCAAGCGGCCGTCCTGGATCATGTAGTCATGCATGGCCGGGGACCATCGGGCCCAAGGGTCCAGCCCTGCGGCCTTCATTTCCTTGGCGTAGTCGCCCTTCCGGTCCTCCCCGAGCCTGTAGCCCCAGGCTTCCAGCGAATGGACGCCGACGAACTGGCCGGGGAACTCATGGGGCTTAGGGGCCGTGAAGGCCGATGAGGTCTCTAGGGCCCGGTCGAACTGAAGCTTCCAGTCCTTCCACTTCTTGGCGAGCGGGAAGTCCGTTGCCTTGATGTCCGAGAAGACCAGCTTGGCCAGATTGACCGTGTCGATCATCTGTTCAGCCGGAGGGATTGGAATGCCCTTCAAGTGCTCGATGACGACGGCGTCGTAGCCGATGATGTTGTGGCCGACGAAGCGCCCACCGTCCGTAATGATCTTTCGGTAGACCTTCAGGAACGTAGGGACGTCGTTGGGCTTGAAGTCCCATTCTTGGCCCGTGTTTGCGTCGATCAGGATCGCGCTGTGGATCGTAGAGACGTCGGGCATCAGCCCGTTGGTCTCGATGTCGTAGACGTAGTCGCTATCCCAGACGCGGGACAGCAGCGCCTTCGCGTCAACCGACGCGGGCGGGTATTCGATATTCAAATGGGGTACTCAGTGCCTCTCGCTGGAGGCGATCGTGGGTGCTGCCTTAGGGCAGGAGAAATTCGCAGGGCGCTTCGAAGGCCTGCCAGTCCCAGCCGGGATACTTTTCGGCCGTGAGGCGAGCGTAGCGCTTGACGGAGCCGCGCATGGACAGTGGGGTAAGCCGCTCACGGCGCAACCGAAAGACCTTGTTGGCTTTGTCGTCCGTGTATTCCAGCGGGGGTAAAACGGTCGTGCCGCTGCCATCGTAGGACAGGCGGCAGATGCCATAATCGAAGCGATCGACAATCTGGGCGGTGTCCCAGCGGACGAAGACGGCTTGCACCGGCAGCGCCCGAATGCCCGCAAAGGGCTTCAGGGCCTCAGGCATCTGGATTTCCGCCACGGCGACGACCTCAAGGTTTTGGTCCTCCGGGTAGACGGTCAGCTCTGTGGGATCGAAGGCGACGGTAAGTCCCGCTTCGGTCAGGGAGGCCATTGCGTCCTCTGCGGCCTCCAGGTCATCGGCCGCGATAAAGACGTCGAAGTCCTTAATGGGTCGGTCGTTGTCGAGGTCACGAAGAGCACCACCCGCCAGCACGGCAGTAGGACACACGGCGCGGATAGCCAGAACCGCAGCGGTCCAGCTCGAAGGAATTTGCATTGTTGGAAACCTAGAAATCGTTGCCCTCGTAGGGCGGAAAGCTGGTGCCTTCGTCATCCTGGACCGGGAATTCGCTCTCTATGAGCTGGCCGGTCTCGCGGTCGAAGCGAAGGCACATGGTGTTGCCGTTGGCGCGGCCGGTGTAACGGTCCTTCACGCAGCGGAAGGTGCTGTAGTTCCGCATGGCCGGGTCCTTGTGCTGGGTGTTCCGCTCAAGCCCGAAGGCATAATGCGGCCAAGCGCCCATGGCCCGCGAGCCCTTGAATTGGTTTAGACGGACCTGTCCGCCTTCCTCATGGCTGGGCCCACCGGACCCTGCGTCCTTGAGGTGGCACAGGAGGATGATGTTGATCGCCAGCTCTTGGGAGAGCAGCGCCATTTCCTTGATGATCTTTTCAACCGACTGGCGCTCGTTCTCTTCGTCCACCAAGGCCGTAAGGTTGTCGAGGTAGACGACGCGGACGCCTTCAGCGATGGCGAGGTAGCGGATTTTGGCCTTGACCTCTTCCCACTCCGTCGAGGCGAAGTTGCCGCCGAAGATCAAGTTCGGAGAGGCCTCCAGGGCGTCCAGCGCCTCGTCCAGCTCTTCTTGCGTGTAACCGCCCTCCTCCATCGGAATGTGGAAAGGTCGGCCCTTCAGCTTGCCAGCAAGGCGCTTCAGGGTCTCAACGGGCGGCTGTTCCAGATAGATAACCGCAGTCATCACGCCCAGGACGAGAGCGTCATAGGCGATGGACTGAGTGGTCCAGTCGGTCTTCCCAATGCTGTTCCCTGCCCCAAGCGTGTAGAGCTCGCCTGGACGGCGCCCGAAGGTCCATTTCGTGAGCGTTTCGCTCCACCAAGGCATCCCCATTTCGACGGGGCGCCGTGCTTGGTCGATCAGGTCCTTGACGCGGAAGATGCCCTGCGGCCTGAATTTCTCAGCGTTGAAGAAGGAATTGGTGATCGCCTTCCCGTCACCAGCCATCAGGGCCTCGCGGGCATCTTTCGCCCCCTGGATTTCACCGATGTAGGGCTTACCGGCCGGAAGGACCGCAGCGCCCTTTCCGGCCCATTCGCGGCCTGTCGGGTCGGCGTCGAAGATCAGGACAATCTTGTCGAAGCGGCTCAGCCATTCGTAATGGTCCTTGAAGACGTCAACGCAGCCCTTCGCCCCTGTCGGCACGGAGACCACAGGGTACTTTCCGCCCGTGAGCTGGTAATAGGCCGCTGCGTCCCCTTCGCCTTCGAAGATGACAAGGTTGCGGGTGTCGCATCCCGGCCCCCAAAGGTGCTGAAGCCACAGAGGGGGCTTTCCGCCAGCGTGAGGGAACCCGAAGGTCTTTTCGTCCTCGCTGAGCTTGTAGCGGATTTTCTGGCCCCACAGTTCGCCTTTGGCCGTGCGGTACTCGAAAGACAGGCATTGCTTCGTGGGGAGCCTGCGGTCCTCATAGCCGCCGTTACCGTCGTCTACGGTCTCTTTGGCGGCGTAAGGGACAATCTTGATGCCCAGGGCTCGGCACGTCTTTTCGTCAATGCCGTAGGCAGCAGCGATCGGACGCACTTCGCCCTCGATCGGGGTAAACATGCGTGGAGGTCTCGGAGTATTCGAATGGGACGGCCTGTCGTCGTCGTCGGGGAAATCATTGAAGCCGCAGCCGTGACAGTGGCCGCGCCCGGAGGCGTAGCGGGACAGATTGTCCCTAGAGCCACATTCGGGGCACGGTTCGTGTCGGAGGAAGGCGGAGGTGTCTAATTCACGCTTGGCCATCAGGGGCCTTTGCGGGCTTGCGGTAGCGCTTGGCGATTTGGCGCTGTTTGATCTTGTGGGCCAGAACGGGCCTGAGGTCGTGGACGTTGCTGGACGACGCTATGGCCGCATTGCGGACGTCGAGAGGCAAGTCCCGCATAGCTTGCGCTGCGGACATGAAGGTCTCCGAGGGAAATGAGGGTCCTCCCCTTCCCGTTCTCCCGGCCACCCATGCAGGCGCTAAGGAGCCCCGGAGTTGAACCGGGCGGGGTTGGATACGGAGGGAGGTTTTGGAATGAGGGCGGGACGCGCCAGTGCTGCACCCGCTTAGTCGCCTTGCGTGCTAATCGGCGGCCCTCGGAAAGCCCCAGCGGTGAAAGGGGGAAAGCCCGCTGGAGCCATCGGAAGGTCGGTGCTACACTTCATGTTTTTGGAGGATAAATGCCTGCCGTAACTGTGAATTTGACAGACGATCTATCCGCCGAAGGGATTGGCACCTTCGACTTTGTGGAGATACCGCGCACTGGTGAGTGGATAGTCATCCCTAATAATGGACCAGCCGGAGGCAGTCCTTCGTATGAGGTTCTACAGGTGTATCACCTTGTAGGAGTCAATGCGGAGGGTCGCGCAAAAATATTGGTACAACAGAAATGAAAAATTAGGGCCGTAACGAAACTCAAAGTAACGATACGGCCCTAACGGGACGAAGAGTGAAGACCAGCTACTCTCGGAGCCGCACGTCGCCAGGACGTGACCTGTAGTGTGCCCGAAGGCCTCAGGTGTTCAATCAGGTGTGCGCCGCGAACGTATAGCGCTTGTAGCGCCGATTGCTCACGGGATGGGCCGCCACTTCGCTGGTGATCTTGTAGCCAGCCTTGCGCAGCTCAGTGATGCGCCGGGTGAAGGAGCCCGAATTGATGTCGAGGTCCAGAAGGGCTTCACGGGGCGATGCGGTGCCCTTGGCCTGGAGATAATCCAGAACCTCTTTGGCGCGGGGGGACAGTTGGGTCATTGTCGATCGGTCCTTACTTGGTCGCCGGGGCGGAGGGCCCCAAGCGCATGAGGTCGGACAGACGGTTTGCCCGTTTGCCGACTTGGCCCGCCCATTTGGACAGGAGCATATTAGAGGCGGCCTGTGCGTACTGGCCGGTCTCTACGAAACGTAGGGTGTTCTTGAAGCCCAGGAGGCCGTTGATCCCCAGGTTGAAGCACATGTTGATGAGCACGCGCTGGCGGACCAAGTCGAGCTTGCGCCACCAAGGGAGCTTACGGTCCAGGTCGGCCTTGCAGCGGTCGATATCGTTAGCGAGGAGCACAAGGGACTGACGGGCCGTGATGCCCTGGGCAATGCAGGACGCCTTCGTGATGCCGAGCTTTTCGGTCTCAGCGGCCGATATGCCCACGTCGTCCAGATTGCGTCCTACGCCAATCGTGCGTTTCCCTGCGGTGCAGCGATATACCTTCAGGCGCTCGCCTTCGTCGCGGCGCAGCTCAGTCCGCAGGATTTCGTCGTTGATCTTCGTGTCCATGGTGTCCTTTCAGAGCCCGAAGGCCCCGAAGGCACACATCAGGGCGAGATAGCGTTGCGAATTGCGAGGTGCTTTGCCGGGTCGTCGGGCTCGTCCGTCCATGCGGGCGGGATGAGCTTGTCGGCGTAGAGGAAGCCGCGCTTCAGGCACCAAGCGCCGTAAGTGGTCTTTGAGCCCTTGCGGATCGGGGAGCCGGAGCGGCTGAAAACAAACCGGATATCGAGTCCGGGATGCTGGGCTTTCACCAGCTCATGCTTCTTGCGATCGTCGCTGTCGAAGATGCCCTTCGTTTCAACGATGATGCCGTTGGGCAGCACAAAGTCCGGGGTGTACGTGTGGTCCGTCGCGGGCTTGCTGTAGCGGACCTTGTCCTCTTCGTAGCGGAAGGGGACCCCTCGTGCTGAGAGGTCCTCCTGTACCGCTTGTTCCAAACCGGAGCGCCAGGTCACAGCCTTGCGCTTGGGTTTAGATGTCGAGGCCACCAAGGTCGCCTTCGTCGTCCGAGGAGTCGTCGGCCATATTCAGGTCGATGTCGCCGTCGTCTTCATCGCCACCTTCGTAGGAGAAGCCGCCGCCGTCATAGGCCGCGAAGTTGGCTTCGCCTGCGCCGCCGCCCTTAACGAGCTTGATGAGCTGGACGCCCTGGAGGGTGAACGAAATGCCGGGGGTCTCAACCTCTTCGACGTTGCCGTCCGCGTCCTTGATCTTTTCGGTGCGGGTGTAGGAGCTGAAGTAGCCCTGAAGCAGGCCTTCCGAACCGGCGCCGATCTTCAAGGTCTTGAGGGCCTTTGCGGGGATCGGCTTGCCCGAAGCGTCCGCGATGCCGGGGGCGTACTGCGACTTGCAGCGGAACATCAGGGAGCCGGTGGGTTCCCGCTTGCCCTTTTCGTTCTTGGCAGTTTCTTTCTTGAGCGGGATTTCCGCGCCCTTCGGGGTGATGCCGAGCTGCTTGAGGGCGTCCTTCACGGCCGCTTCGGCACTCTTGGCGCCTCGCGAACCGGGCTGGCAGATGCCGTCCACCTTGTACTTGTTGTCGGCGAATTTGCCTTCGCTGTCGGGCGAAGTCAGGTGGGGATATGCGAAGACGAAGGGACCGACAGTCGCGGGAATGCGTGGCGCTTTTGCCATGTTGGGTAGAGAAACTCTTGGTATGCTGTAAGGTCCACAGAGGCGAAGTGTATGCCGATGTGGTGGTATTCAAATGTTGAAGCTCTAGGCTTCTGAGAGGCGCTGAAGGGTGAGAGCGACTTTCAGGAACTTAAAGGGGCTTAAAGGGAAACCGCCCGAAACCTGGAGGCTCCGAGCGGCTGGCGACGGTTGTTCTTAAGTTGGGGATAATTACCAATTGTGCCGTTTCTAGGCAAATGCGTACATGCTTTCCCGCACCAAATTCAGGTCCAAATCGCCCTTAACGGGCACGGGCGGCAACTTCTCAATCCCCTCGTCCGAAAGGACACTCCGTGCATAGCGGTCCAGCTCCTCCAAGGGGCAATAGGTCTCATAGCAGCTAATGAACGCCTCGCGGATGATGCGGCTGAACGCTGCCATATTGCCTGCGTGGGTCCCGAAGCTGTCATGGATCATCGCGAAGTGCCGGATGCCCTCAGCGTGCGCCATGGCCACAGAGCGCTGAAGGTGCGCACCGTCCATGGAGTGGATGACGTTCGGGGAGGACGCTGAGCGCATCCGCTTCTTTTCGACGCGCTTGGTGGGGGCTTCTCGTACCAGGACCCTCACGCGTGCCAGCACATCCCCACTATCAAGTAATTTGTCGTGCGAATTCGGCACCGTGAGTTTGCGATTATACAGCCAGAATTCCACCTGTTTACTGGTGTACTCACTGTAGCGTTGGACCACGGGCATACCGGTCTGGGTCCGCCAGATGAGTGATAAGCTCTCATGCGCCAGCACAGCGGCAACGCTCTGTATCCATCCGGCCGCTTCATCCGCCTTGGGCGCCACGGACACCACAGCGTCGAAGGTCGCATTGGCCATCCGATGGGCGCAGCTATAGCCGCCGTCGAGCATCAGGGACTTTTCGCCCGTCTCCTTGTTCTCCCGCTCTGCCAGGATCGCATAAGGGTGCCGGGACAGCTCGCCCATAGAGACCTTATCGGCGATCGGCCGCATCGTGTCCTCTAAGTGCTGATCGCGCATTCCGAACCTTGCCGATCCGTAGAAGTAGGTCATGACGTTACGCTTCACCTCTGAGCGCCCAAAGCCGTTATGGAGGATGATGGAGGCGATACGGCCATCATGGGACAGCGGGTCGGCGGCAAGGTCCTGAAGGCGCGGTACGGCCGCATCAGCCACGACCTGATAGATATCGCCCACGGTGTCGCGCGGCGTCAGGTTGACGTGGTGCGCTTCCTCCGCAGAGCGCGTAATGGCCGAATAGTGCTGAAGGCCCGAACAGGACCCATCGGCCGCAATGGCGATCGTGGAATGGAAGTCAGGCGAGAAGTTCGACCGCATCCATTCGTCATATTCGAAGCAGGCCTGGAGGAAACAGAACGGGCTGTCCGCTTGCGACCAGTAGTCATAGGTGCCTTCAGGATCGCGAGCGCACATGAGGATGTCCAGCTCGTTGGCACGGACCCAGGCGATGCGGTCGGGAAATGGTGCCTTTGAGGCCTTGCGGCCGTCAGGCGTCTTGAAGTCCCCGCAGTTCGCGAGGTGGATCATGAGCCAGTCGCCGCCATCAGGTCCTAAGGGAACCGCGTCCGCGAAATGGAACAAGGCCTTCATATGGTCGGAGCGCTGGTGATTGAAATGGGGGACGGCATAGACGCGACCCCGGAAGTCCAAGCTATGAGGGAGATAGAAGGCCTCATGCTCCGACAGGAACTCAGCGAGCCCGACGTCCTCAGCGAACACCTTGCCATCTACGGCCGCTCCGGCCCTAATGTCCTTCACGGCCTTGCGGGAACGGGAAAGGGCTGAGCGCTTCGCTGGGTCCATTGCGGCCCACTCGTCTGGGGAGAGCTTTTCGACGGGCTCAGGGAGTTGAGAGGCCGGGAAGGACTTGGACGGGCGCAGCCCTTCCTCTCGGCACCAATTCACCATCGCGAGTACGCGGGTGTCGATCGCCCACCGGGTCTCCTGGATCGCGTTGACGGCGTCGAGGACCTCTTGCATCGATCCGTCAGCGATGGCGGCCTTCAGGAGCTTCTTGTGCTCAGAGCTAAAGGTGCGGACCAGCGGCACCAGCTTTGAGAGCCGGACGTCGTGGTAGCAACCTGAGTGCAGCGCAGTCCAAGGGCGCGGCGGGACTATCATGGGCTGGAAGGGCGGACGGGCGAAAGCGAGCGCTTCGGACATTTCGTGCATCTCCGCGACAGCTTCATCCGTAAGCTGGACGACGACCTGTCGACTCTTTTGTGTCTCCTGATAGAAGAGGCCTTTGAGGGCTAGCAGGGCGATACCTAACAACGACTGCCCCACGCCTGCCCGTGTGGGCATAGACCATCCCAAGTCCACGTCCGCCATGGCCGCAAGGTGCCGGTGCGTGTCTTCGATCGTGGCGTCTGTCGCGCCGCGATCGGTTAGAGTCTTAATGCGCTTGGCGGCCTTAGGGTCCGCTTCGGAGAGTGCGTCCGCCTCCAGCTCCGCTTGGACGGCGAATCCTATCGATGTGATGATATTGACGACCAAGCCGCCCTTAGGCAGCTCACGGAACATGCGGGCCAGAGTGATGAAGGCCAGCTTGTCGGCGTCGAGAAGCGCAATTGCCTTGTAGCCTGAGGGCTTCCGCCCCTTCCCGCTGTTTGCGCAGTCCTCAGTCCACTTTCGGATGGCGGCGCCAAGGATCGGAACAGCCCCCCTAATCATCTTGGCGACGTCGTCGCGCCGATCGAAGCCCTCGCGCTTCGCGATTTTTTCCTGCTTCTCAAAATAGCGCTTGGCGCCCACAGTCAGCGAGGCGTCCTCAAAGTCACGCTGGGAGTCCAGGAGTGATTTTTCGTACATGTGGCGTCTCCTCTTTTGGATTTATACTGCGATTGTGCCGTTTCTAGGCGAGTGATTCGGCATCTGCAAGAGACAAAAAGAGAGCCCCGGACGGTTCCCCACCCGGAGCTCAAAAACGCCTACCTATTTCGGATTGATAACGGGCGGCAAAACATCAGGTTTTATGCCGATTGCAGATATTGCACAATCGGAATATACTGCACACTTGGTAACAATAACCTAAATCTGGCGCGTCTACCAGTTTCGCCACGCCCGCATCGGTCGCCGGTCGGCGCGGCATAGAGAAAAGCGCAGTCAGAGGCAAGACATACTGGCGCAACGCGCGGAACCGCCCTGCCCGGCCATGCGTAGCCCATATCTATAGCAGCAGGAGAGACAGAGATGGCCACCCGCCCAGATACCGGCCCCGATGGCGTACCACCGCCCGACCGGATCATGCCACAATCGCCCGACGAGATCCCCGCGCCAGACCAGCCGGCCGAAACGCCGATGACCCAGCCGGATGAAATCACGCCGGTGGGGCCCGATTATGACCAGCCCGATCAGGCGCCGTCAGAACTCCCTCCTCCACCAGACTGA